CAAGTAGCGGACTATACGTACGAGTACCATAGATGGGCGGCGCGTATACCGAGGCTTTTAGAGATAGTAGAGGACTACGCTTAACAACTAAATAAATCAAACAAATGAAAACAGAAGAGCAAAAGAAAGACCTGGAATGGTTTGATAATGGAGGGGTGCATTTTAACAAAAGGCACGGTAATAACGACACTTGCGTAGAAACTAAGCCCGTTTGGATGCAATGGGAAGAAATAAGCTTAGACGGTGAAGTGGAATGTAAAACCGGTATAGGCAAGTTTGGTTTAATAACGGACATGGACACCACAGAGACAGTGGAGTCAATAACCATATTTAAAGGAATTGACGCCGATGATTGGCCCTACTGGGACGAGCTATTTGTAGAATACCTACATTTAGAATGGTGCGAACTTGAAGAGCTGCAGAAGGCATTATAAAGGAGTACGCCTAATTTTGTATAATAGTTACTTTCTATTATGGCGGGACACAGCACAAAGGCGAAAGGGGTAGATAGGCGGAAGAACCCTTATAGGAACTTCTTTAGGGAGAACGTAACAGACGAACAGCTGCGGGCTATCTGGCTTAAGGTATTAGAGGCTGCTGAAGAAGGCGATATAAAGGCGCAAAAGGAAGTATTCGACCGTCTGTTTGGACGGCCAGACGTTAAGGTGCAGGCAGACGTACAGCAATTAGAAAAGATAGTACCGCCGTGGATGCTGGATAATGAAGGTAAATCCTAACCTCAAGTTTTTACGGGACAACTACCTAACCAAGCGTATACTGGTTCTGCAAGGGGGTACGCGATCGGGTAAGACGTTCAGCGCTATACAGTTTCTTATAGAGCTTTGTTATAAGTACCCTAACGCGGGAATGGTTATAACAATAGCCAGGGCAACCTATCCAGCTATACGTGGGTCTGTACTCAGGGACTTCATAGATATACTTAACAGCTTTGAGGCGTACCGGGTAGAGAACCACAACAAGACCGAGAGTACGTATCTACTGGAAGGCAACCTAATAGAGTTTATCAGCTTAGACCAGCCGCAGAAGGTCCGAGGGCGTAAAAGAGATCTACTCTTTATAAACGAGTGCAACGAGATAACATTAGAGGGCTGGAACCAAATGCTATTTAGGACCACGGCCTGCGCGGTTATCGACTTCAACCCGTCCGATCCTATGCACTGGATATATGACGAGGTACAGACGCGGAAGGACAGCGAGACGCTTATAACTACCTACAAGGATAATCCGCACCTTTCGGACGTGGTCATAGCCGAAATAGAAAGATTTAAGGACGTAGACCCCGACTACTGGAAGGTATACGGCGAGGGCAAAAGGTCAGCAGGAAGAAAGGGACAGATATACACTACCTGGCAGAAGGTCCAAGAAATAGACTGGACGGAATGCAGCTCTATTACCTACGGCGTAGACTTTGGGTTTACCAATGACCCGACTTGTGTAGTAAAGCTGGGCCGTAAGAACGACCGCCGGTACGTGGAAGAGATAGTATACGAGAAGGGCTTAACCCTGGACCTATTAGCCGACCGGATGAGAAAGGCGGGAATAGACGGAGGGGACACCCTTATATGCGATTCAGCCGAGCCGCGAAGTATTACCGAGCTTAAGCGCTACGGGTTTAAAGCGATCGGCGTAAAGAAGAGTAAAGACTACAAACGACATGCGATTTTAGACCTTAAGCGTCTTAGTATCTTTGTAACTGCGAATAGTAGAAACATTTGGGAAGAAGTAACCTGGTACGCTTGGGAGATGGACAAAGACGGGAAGCCGAGAAGTCCAGAGCGGCCGATAGATGCCTTCGACCATTCAATGGATGCGATACTATACGCAAACAGCGTTAAACCCAGGGAAGTGTATATATGACATTCTTAGAACGGCTACAGAAGGCTATTGGATTCGCACCAGCGCGAACCCTTCAACAAATTGAAGAGGCCGAAAGAATCACTAACAAGTATTTCGCCGCACTTTCCTACCTGGGCAGGGGGCCAATTTGGAACGATGACAATGTACAGAACTACGTAGAACAAGGGTATGCAAGAAACCCCGATGTATTCGCCGTAGTTAGTGCAATAGCTCAAAAGACCGCCGCGCTGGATGTTAAGTTAATCGAGAACGTACAAGGGGAGCAAGTAGAATTAGATCACCCGGCGCTAAAGCTCATATACGAACCCAACGAAGAACAAAGCAAGTTCGATTTCATAGAGCAGCTGGCCGGCTATCTACTTATTACTGGAAACGCTTACGACTACTGCACTTCTCCGGCCGATGGACCTAACGCGGGGCGGCCGATAAATATGTACGTTCTTCCGTCTCAGTTCATGGACGTAGTAGGCGGCGATATGGGGACACCCGTAGCCGGTTATACTATGAGCCTCTGGGGGAATGTAGAGGGCGCCGAGTTTACTACTGACGAAATCATACATTTCAAGAACGCCCAATACATCTACGGCGATGGGCAAGAGCGGTACGGCATGAGTCCGATCCGTTCGGCTTGGCGTTCTATTGAAACCGGGAACAGCGGTTACGAGGCCAATAAAAAGGGCTTGGAAAACTTAGGACCTCCGGGCGTACTGTATGATAAGGGTATGGAGGGTATAACCGATACTCTAACCGAGGTACAGCAAAGGAACCTTGAAGCCAAGTTCAGAAAGATGAGCGGCACGAAGAACAGCGGGACCATAGCCGTAACCTCGGGTAACTTGGGGTATATCAACTTCGGTCTGTCCGCCGTGGACCTGGCCATAATGGACACGCTGAAGATGACGTTAGTAGATGTCTGCAACGTGTACCATGTGCCAAGCCAGCTATTTAATAGCGAGATAGGCAAGACCTACAGCAACCTAAAGGAAGCGCGTAAGCAGATGTATACAGACGCCGTACTGCCTATGGCCGACCGCATCTACGGCAAACTGTCTCGTAAGCTCTTACCAAAGTACCCAGACCTCAAAGGGCGAGACGTCTATTTTAAAGTAGACCAAAGCAATATAAACGAGCTTCAGCCGGATATGCAGGAACTGGCCAACTGGCTTAACGTCTCTTACTGGCTTACTCCAAACGAGGCCCGCGAGAAGATGGGCTACGAAAGAGAAGCGGACCCAATGATGGACGAAATATATATGCCCGCTGGCCGTGTTCCTATTTCCTTAAGTGGGTTAGATGCCCCACAAATAGCCGAGCAGATAAACGGCGATAGCTTGCCGAATGACTAAACGCGAAGGGGCCAAGTACTGGACCCGTAATGACCGCAAGCGGGGGCGCTATGTCCGCAAGTATAACAAGGTCTTTAACAAGGCGCTAAACGACCAGATAGCAAACCTCTTAGAGTATCTGAAGTTAGCTACAGACCCGCAGGCGGTTCTAAGCGCTGTTACTACTCTGGTCCGCAGGGACGATCTAAAAGCGGCTTTCGTTGACTTGTACCAAGAAGTAGGCGTAGACTTCGCGACCGGCTCCTACAATCAGATTAAGCGAGAGGCAGACAGCTCTAAGGAAATGACCTTAGAGGACTTTCAATATATATGGACAGCTCAGATGTTAGAGTATGTAGACACCGAGGCGGCCACTTATATAACCTCCATTATAGGCAGCAGCCAAGTAGCGGCCAAGCGGATAATTCAACGGATCATAGCCGAAAGTTTAGACGAGGGTCTAAGCATATTTGAAACTATGGAACAGCTAAATAAGCGCGTTCCTATTGAATGGCGCAATATATCCAAGTGGCGAAGCGAACTAATAGCACGGACCGAGGTTCTAACAGCGTCCAACTACGGAATAGACACGGGAGGCCAAAGCATAGCGGATGAGTTAGGGCTACAGCTTAAAAAAGTATGGATAGCCCGAATAGATAGCCGTACGCGAACTATACCGCCGGATGCCGCCGATCATGTAGTAATGAACGGGCAGACCGTGGACCGGGACAAACCTTTTAACGTGCAAGGCATTAAGATGATGCGCCCAGGGGACCCTAACGGAGAAGCTAAAAACCGCTGTAATTGTCGCTGTACTGTGGCCTTTGTCCGGGACGATGGGCAGCCGATGTTTAGTGAAATGTAGTTTTTTACTCTATGTAATTTTGTATCGAAATGGCTAAGACCTATAAGAACTATCCGGAGGCGGTAAGTAATAACGCGAAGAGGGGGATAGAGCTTAACGAAGCTGTAAACAATAGGTGCGCCACTCAGGTAGGTAAGGTCAGAGCGCAGCAGCTGGCCAATAAAGAGGCGATAACTTACGACACCGTTAAACGGATGTACAGTTATCTGAGCAGGGCAGAGACCTACTATGACGAGAATGATACGAAAGCCTGCGGGACTATTTCGTATTTGTTGTGGGGCGGCTTGGCCGGGAAGCGTTGGAGTAAGAGTATAATAGACGAAGAAGAAAAGAGTATGAGCGGTACGCTATTGCATAAGGGCTTTAATGATCCGTCAATGATCGTCAAAGACGTGGACGGAAAAAAGGGCGTAGTATCTGGCTACTTCTCTAAGTTTGGGAACGTAGACAGCCATAACGATGTAATGGCCCGCGGCGCTTATTCTAAGTCTATTGCTGAGAATGGACCCAACGGTAAAGGGCGTATTGCTCACCTTTGGAGTCATAGCAGTTACGAGCCTATCGGTAAGCTCATGGAGCTTGCAGAAGATGACTACGGCCTATACTTTGTTTCTAAGCTGGTCGATAGTGCAAAGGGCCGGGACGTTATGGCCTATTACGAGGCTGGAATAATTAACGAGCATTCCGTAGGCTTTTCTATTGTTAAGATGGCTTACGAGATGGACGATGAAGAGAAGCCCAAGTATGAGCGGGTCCGCACCATTACAGAAGCTAAATTGTGGGAAGGTTCCAGCGTGGTCATAGGGGCCAACGCCGAAACCCCTACAGTATCGGTAAAGTCCGGGGACGAGGTTAGTAACCTTGTAGAACGCCTGGGCAAAATGCAAAAGCTACTTCGTTCGGGTTCTACCCTGACGGACGAGGCTTTTACACAACTTGAGATCGAATGCACCCAAATACAGAAGGCGCTTAGTTCACTCGTAACGGATGAGCCGCAACAGCACTCAGAAGAGACCGAGCCGAATCTGCTGGACATTTGGAACCGCATTAATCTGAATAAATGAATGTTTCTTAAATCTGTCTAAAATGAACGCAGAAGAACAATTGAACAAGATTGCTTCGGACGTTTCCAGCTCTGTAGAAAAAACCAGAGAAGAGCTGAACGGCCGCATTGATGCAATCACCAAGGGCCAAGCTGACTACAGCAGCCAAATTGACAAGCTGACCGACCTGGTTAAAGAGGTACAAGGCAACAGCGAAGAAGTACAGAAGCACAGCGACAAGCTGGACGCTCGTCTGAAGGAGCTTACCAAGAACGGTATGTCTACAACAAAGGCGGCCGAGCTGACTACTTCCGAGGCTATGGCTAAGTCCATCGTAGAGAACCCAGAGTACGAGGCGTACAAGAACGATCCTTCAATTCATAAGGGTATTCGTATCCCCGGTATGCTGACTAAGGCTGTAGGTACTATGACCTTTGCAGCTTCTACTACTGGAGACGTAGCCGAGCAGACACGCCTTCCAATCTTGCCAGACGTAGACCGTCCTAACCGTGTCCGTAACTTCATTCCCCAGGGAACAATGATCGGAGACAGCGTACGCTACGCTAAGGTTACTGGCGGCGAAGGCACAGCCGGCAACCAGACCGAGGGCAACGCAAAGAGCCAGGTAGACAAGGATATGGCCGAGCAGACTTTCAACGCTCAGGTTATCGCTGCTTTCGCTCGTATCTCTACGCAGATGCTTGACGATATCAGCGGCATGACTTCCTACCTTTCTTACGAGCTTACTCGTTTGCTGATGAACCAGGAAGATAGCCAGCTTTTGACCGGGGACGGAACAGGTACTAACCTTTACGGACTTGCCGCCGCTGCTGCTGACTCTAACGACCTCAGCACTACAGCCAACTGGGCCGAGCCTAACAACTGGGACTGCATCCAAGCTGCTTCCGGCTACTTGGCTTCTCAGGACTTCATGGCCGACTGCGTAATGGTTAACCCTACCGACTTCTTCGCTATGATCGGTTCTAAGGGATCTAACGGCCAGTATGTAGCGCCTTACTACTTTGACGCTGTTCAGAACACTTATACCCTCTTCGGTATGCCTGTTTATCACAGCTCAGCAGTAGCTGAAGGTTCGTTCTTCGTGTTCGACAAGGCCGCAGCGTCTCAGCTGTTCCAGCGTTCTGCACCTTCCGTACAGTTCTTCCCTCAAGATTCTGACAACGCTCAGAAGAATTTGGTTACTGTCCGCGTAGAGGAGCGCCTGGCGCACGTTCGTAAGCACGATAACGCGGTATTTACCGACACGTACGCGAACGTCAAGTACATCATTACTCCTACATAGTAGTAGCTTGAGTAATTACTAAGGGGGCTTCGGTCCCCTTTTTTTATGCTCAAATGTTAAAGTCTGGGCGCAAATGTTAAAATGCTTGTAGGGTATTCTAACTCTTCGCACATTAGCCACATGAAACAAGCAGACAAATACCCTTTTGTATTTTCAGACGGCCCGTCTTTCAGGGCACAAAAGCCCAAAACTATGGCTTCTGTTTCTTCTTCTTTTGGCCGCTGGAACGCTCTTCCCCTTGCTCAGCGGATTTACTCGGACGAGTTCGTTCGGTTAGCCGCTAAGGGGTATAACCCTGCTGAATGCGCTGAGCGTGCTGCTGCAATCGTCCGCAGCGTAGACGGCGATTTAGCCGCCAGCTTTGAAGAGCTTAAAGGCTCTTCCTTTAGAACTCCTGCGGGTATGTTCCGCTGGGATAGCGCGGATAAATTCCCGGTCTGCTAATCTTAGCAGCAAGCCCTACCGGGCTTTGTTCTTAGAGGCTCCGGCCTCTTTTTTATTGCCCTATCTTTGCGTTAGCTTACTTTCATGTTTTCATGTCTGTTTAGGTGTTTGGTGGCAGCCCCGTGTAATGCGGGGCTTTCTTATGCCGTAACTTTGAAGCATGAGAATAGACCATACACTAACGGCGGTTACCCCGGCTATCATTATCAGCCGTGAAGAATTTCGGCTTTATGCCCGCGCCGTAAACATCACCGGCGAAGATGACCTAATAGATAGGCAGTTAGAGGCGTCTACGCGATACGTAGAGACGTACATAGGCCAGAGCTTGAATGAAAACCGAATGCAGGCGATCCTTTGGGACTTTGACGATGACCGAGACATGGACGCGGGAGAACTTAGATACGTGCTGCCGATGGGTCCGGTAAGCGCTATTACTTCCGTAGTAGGCCAGGACCTGGAAGGGGCAAACACTACCCTAACAGCAGACGAGGACTACTACCTACTAACCGGGGGGCGGCTTCGCATTCCATCGCCTACGGCCTACTCTACTTATACGGTTAATTATGTGGCCCAACTGTCCTACGTTACTGAGAACGTAAAAGAGGCTATTATTAAGATATGCGCCGAGCTGTACCAGAACCGAGGTATAAGCGTAACGGGTACTATTGTAAGTAACCTTAAAGCGGATCTAAACAGCCTGCTGGCTAAGGAACGTACTAAGCTCTTCCTATGAATCCGGGGCTACTAAATGAGCAAGTAACGTGCTACGCCTACACTACTCAGGCGGATAGTATGGGCGGCTTCCGGTCTAAAGAGTCTGTAAGTTTTACGGACTGGGCGAACGTCAAGCGGTTAGGCAGTTCTAAAAATGCAGACGATGCGCGGGTACTGAACGTGGCCAGGTATGAAATTACCATGCGTTCCCGCTTGGATTGGTCCGGCGATATAGACGGCCCAGACTTTCCGAGCGATGTATTTAGAATAGAGTACAGAGGCAGAAGCCTGAGCGTAGACGGTCCGGCTATGGAGGGACCAGATAGGGCCTTCGTAACTTTCCAAGCAGTAGAGCGGCAAGCGTAGTGCGGATAGAGTTCAAAGTAGACCAGCGCGAGATAGATAAACTTATGCGCGATCTATCGGCCTACGGGGGCCGACTGGCTAAAGAGGTAGACGATGAAACCGCGTACGCTGCTTATGAGGTTCAGCGGTTAGCAGCTGAAAAAGCGCCTCACAACCTGGGCCGGTTAGGTAGTTCCATACAAGTACAAAAGCAATCTAAGTTAGTAGGCTATAGTAGAAGGCTTAGGGGCCAAGCTGCGCGGGTTACTTATATCGTAGGTACGGCTTTGAAATATGCGGCCGCTGTAGAGTTCGGGAGCGTTCCACATTGGGCGCCTATAGCACCCTTAAAGCAATGGGCTAAGAGAAAGTTAGGAGACGAGGGCGCGGCATACGCTGTACAAAAGAGTATAGCAAAGAAGGGTACAAAGCCTAAGCCATTTTTAAGGCCTGCGTATTTTAGGGTAATACCAGGCTATAAGAAAAAAATCAAACGATTACTAAGGTCCGTTAGATGAAGGTAGGGGTTTGGATGCCGTTATACGGCCGTCCGTTAGTTCTTAGAGCTGCTTTAGAGAGCTTTAAGGCCATGCGTATACGTTGGCGAAATATGGGCATAGAGTTAGAGCTATGCGTAGGCTGGTCCCTGCCCGATGACCTTACGCAAGTGGTCAATCACTACGGCTATCCGTATGCGTCTGTTTTCGCCGAGAATGACCCTTTAAGCTACAAGCAGGAAGCTATTTTAAATATAATGCGCGGCCGCTTTGACTACTATCTACAAATAGGGTCAGACGATGTATTTATAGAAGAGGCGGATATTTATTACGAAGAGGCCCTAACCAGAGGGGTACAGTATGTAGGATGCCGGTCCGTTTACTTTATAGAACCGAGTAGCCAGAGGGCAGTTAGTACGGCAATGACCCATACAAGCGTAAATAGCGTCTTTGGTGCGGGTAGGCTATGGAGTGCCGAGGCTATGGATAAAGTGTTAGAGAACGGCCCTATATGGCCCAAGGCTATGAATAACCAGCTGGACCTACTGAGCGAAAAGCAATTCAAGGCCGCCGGGGTATGGATGGAAACCTTCGAAGAAGAACGGCCCTTTATTGTGGACATTAAGAGCGAAACCAATATCTGGAAGTTCAAGAAGTACCAGAACGAACGAGCTGAGGACTATAAAGAGATAGTAGGACGGATGGACAAGGGGGCGCGGGCCGCCGTAAATTTGTTACATGAAGTTAGCGCAGGGGCAAATACTTAAAGCGGTTTATACGCTATTAAAGGACAAGGTACTGGCCCCAGAACTGGCGGGAGCCTATAACCTTAACTACGTCCAGCGCGTAATAGATGACGGCGGGAGCATTATAGTAAGTACTTGTTTCAGCAATAACACAAGCCTAACGGGGTCTTATATTCCTGCCTACACTTCACAAACCCCAACCTTTGCGGATAAGGCTTATATCTTTATCTATGGTCTAAACACAAACGAGACCGGGCCGCAGGATGAGTTTATATACGAGGTTGCTATATCCGTTAAATGTGCAATAGTAGCCGAGCGGACCAGCATAAGCGCAGAGGATCTAAATAACTTCGGGGACACCGTAGCGGACCTTATGCAGCCTACTACTTTTGACAGTATCACAGTAACGGGCTTTAATATCGTTACGCAACAGCTGGAAGCGGTAAACTATGTACTGCCTGAGGTCCAGGACAGCCGGTACGAATGGTCTGTAACTTTGGACTGGCTTGTAAGAGTAGAAGAGATTTAATACATTCGCCGCGTAGCTTTTTCATATCGTTACGGTTTAGGTTTTGAAGGGTCTCAGGGATGGGGCCCTTTTTTGTTTCTGCCTAATTTTGTAGCACATAAAAACTCTACATAATGGCGAAAATAGACGGCCGTTTTATCCGCCTTGAATTTGGCGCAGGAACATTCCTTAAAGGGGTAACTACCTCTAACGTGTCTCTAAGTGCAGACATGATCGATGCAACTAACTACGAATCTAACGGGTCTAAAGACTACTTGGCCGGTGAAAAGGGCGGGACCATCTCGGCTACTTTCCTTTTTGATCCGGACGTAAGTTCAGCCAACTTCGGGGACATCTTCGATGCTTGGGAGGGTGGAACATCTACCGCGTACGTCTACGGTCATGCGTCTACTGGTTCGGAGGTTCTTACTGGTTCCTGCCTTGTTTCTACTTTGGACTGGGACGGCCCAAAGAACGAGGTAAGCACTTGCACAGCTACTCTGCAAATTACCGGCGCAATTGTCCGCGATGTCGCAAGCTAAAGTCTTATGGAATAACGGCGCATCCTTGCACCTGGGCGAAATCCTGGGGCATGAGTACGTAGACGAAACCTACAAAGCTCTAAGCGATGCGCTCGTATATTTCCAAAAGGTCCGGGAGGCGGAAGAGGACAAACGAATAGCCGCCGCACGGGTCAAGCTATCGGACTGGAAGGGGTTTGCTGCTATCTATTTAGCTGCTCACCTTGCCTACTGCGATAACGCAAAGGATACACCAGAACACGACTTAAACAGCGCTTTAGGATATGTACAAGCTAATCCTGCTGCTATCGTTGATGTGCTTGTTATGGCCGTCAATACCCTACCGAAAGCTACGGAAGAGGACACGGGGGAGGCAGTAGCCTAACGTGGGAGGACTTACTGAACCTCGCCTGCGGGGATTTGGTACTACGGGAGGCTGAATTTAAGTCCATGACGCACCGGGAATTTATGCGCCGGGCGTTAGGCCATCAGCGGCGCGAAGAAATGGAGTGGCACCGGTGGCGTATGGGTATTTGCTATATGGTAAACATCCAAGCGAGCAAGGGCCATACTATAACGCCGCAGGACGTTATTAAATTACCGATGGATGCGGGCGAGGTAGACGGCATAGATAAGGACACGAAAGAGGCGCTAAAACAATTTATGCGGAATGGCTAATACTATAGGCGAGCTTAATGTAGAGATAGGCGCTGACTTAGATAAGTTAGAGCGGGGGTTAGAGGATATTGAGAAAGGCGTAAAGGGTACGGGCGATAAGGTTAAAAGTATCGCCGCTCAGTCTTTTGGTAAAGTAGCCGGAATCATTGCCGCCGCTTTCTCTGTTCGTGCTATCGTACAATTTGGCCAGGAAGCCGCAGACTTAGCTGCAAGGGCTGAGGGGGTACGGACTGCCTTTGAGCGCCTTAATAAGCCCGATTTATTAGCCAACCTTAGAAGAGCTACAAGGGGAACCGTAACGGACGTAGAGTTAATGCGCCAAGCGGTTCGGGCTGAAAACTTCCAAGTACCGTTAGACCGATTAGCTACCTTCTTTGAATTTGCATCTGGACGAGCTGCACAGACGGGCGAAAGTGTAGACTACTTAGTAAATAGCATCATAGACGGTATAGGCCGCAAGTCTACGCTGGTTATGGATAACCTGGGCATAAGCGCCGCAAGGTTACAAAGTGAGATTAAGAAGGTAGGAGACTTTGGGGAGGCCGCAGGAATCATTATTCAAGAAGAGTTAGGTAAGGCTGGCGAAATAGCTCTAACGGCGAGCCAGGAAATAGCAGCACAAAGGGCCGAGCTTGAGAACATCAAAACGGAGATAGGGGAGAACCTAATACCCGTACAACTTGCATACAACAGAGCACTATTAGAAGGAAGCCGTATTCTCGCGAACTTTAACCTTGAATTTTTTGAAAACTTCACTATAGCACCTTTGAAGCTGAGTGAAGAGAATTTCGATGCTTTGGCCAAGGCTATGGGCCGGGTTCTTACCGCTCAGGAGAAGGGTAAGATTTTAGCCAACGGCTTTACGGAGGAGCAGCGGGAAATGATTAAGGCCATAAAGGACGGCACATTCGATTTTGAGGCGTATAAAAAGGCTCAAGAAGATTTAAACAAAAGTCAGGAAGATGGTACAAAAACGGGCGAGAAGTTAGAGGACTACCTAAAGCGCATTAACGACCAGCTTAAGGAAAAGCGGTCTTTAGAAGAGTTTACTAAGGACATGGAGGACCTTAATGCGGCTATGGAATCGATGATAATCGGAGACACGGGCGCGGGTTCTTTTGCTAAAGATATATCGGACGGCTTTAAGGAATTAGATTTAAGCGGGTTAGAAGATATCCCTGGAATAGAAGGCGAAGAGGGCATATTAGACCCGGCTACAGAATCATTAGATCGCTATACTGCGGGTCTTGCTGTGGCGGCTGATGCGGCCAACCTATTCGGCGGGGTCTTGCAAAGCTCTTTCGATGCGGCGTTAATGGGAGGGCAAAACTTTTTCGATGTATTCGGAAAAGCACTAAAGCAAATGATAGCCCAACTCGCAGCGGCGGCGGCTTCTGCTTTAGTTCTGTCTACTATCATAAGCGTGTTTACTGGTGGAGGTATAGGCGGTACTTTTAAAAAGATGTTTTTCGGAGACCCTACTAAGGGGGGTGCGGCCGGTTTAGCCGGGGGCTTTGGCGGGTTAA